CGCCGGCGGTGACCAGCAGGCCGCCCCACGGAACGGTGGTCAGCGGGTAGTCCTCCGCGCGGCGGGCCAGCTCGTGGTGGGCGATCTTGTCGCCCTGCTCTTCCCAGGTCTCGGCCAGCACCGTGTTGGTGAAGGTCTTCAGCTTGCTGACGTCGCCCTGCTTGGCGGCGGTGGCGGCTTCGTGGAACTGCTGCACCAGGTCGGCCCAGCTCACCCAGCCCAGCGGCGCGTACAGGGCGTTGAGGTGGTAGCCGGTCAGCCGGCCAGGCCGCGCGCTTTGGCGCCCGCTCACCCACTTGCCGCTGGCCAGCATGGCCGGTTTGTGGTGCTCCAGGATCTCGCAGCCATGCGCGGCGCAGACGTAGCGGATCGACTCCAGCACCGGGGTGCCGATCTCGCTGCGGTCCCAGCGCAGGCCGTGCGGCTTGTCGGTGCCCCACTCCAGCGCCTGGTGGCTGCCGCAGTGCGGGCAGGCAACGTGGAAGGTGGCGGCGTTGGTCTGCTCGAAGGCGCCCTCGATGCGGCTGAAATCCTTGGTGGTGGGCGTGGAGACCTTCAGCACCTTCTTGCGGGCAAAGGTGCTGGTGCGCTTTTCGGCCAGGGCTACCGGGTCACCCTCGCCGTCCACATCCAGCGGGTAGGCGTCGATCTCGTCCAGGAACAGGTAGCGCACCGGCATTGAACGCAGGCCGGCAGCGGAATTGGCGCCGCTCACGACCAGGACGCCACCGGCGAAATCCTTCATCAGGGTC